GTAACAATAAAATCGCCACCTGTCGATGATGCGATCGCGGGTGTAACTGCAATAGTCTTGTTTTCCTTGTCGTAAAGTGTAACAACACCATTTCCGCGATTTATTGCTAATGCAGAATCGAATACTTGAACGGTTTGACCGAATCGAATTAAATTCGCGCCAAATCCATCAGTAGTCATTACATATGTATCTACACCAGCCGCGGTTGTAACAGAAGTAATGGTGCCGATTACACCATTTCCTGCCTGCATCATCTGTGCATCTAACTGTCTACGTAATTCATCAATCGCGGTTGCAGTAAGTCTACGAACCGAATTGACAATTGCCTTACGGTCATCATCTGTAGCCCACTGACTTAATTTCGTGTATTCAATATTCTCTGATAGGAATACACAACTTAATACAGCCTTATCGAACTGTGGTCCACCACCTCGCCCTAAATCTCCGCCATCAGCATTAAAATACTGAAACGAACCACCAGGACGAATTTCTAATGGAACGCGCATCTGTCGATTGGAAATTTTTTCGACATCGCGCTTCTTGATATTCGCGTAAAACTTATCGTCACGTTCGAACAATACACGAATCTTCGGAATAACTCTCTCTAACTCTAGTGCCGCGACATTTGCTTCAACCTGAGCCATTTTTACTTCCTTGTGTTAATCTTGCATTAAAAAGTCAATTGATTTCATTCCCTTAGGAATTTCTTTTGCGCGGTCCTTATCTGTTTTACCACTAGATTGATGTGAAGGTGTGGTTCGCCTTGTTTGACCTACAGGTAATGGACCTTTCTTCGACGAAGAATCCGAATAATCGTCATCTACACGTTTTCCCATACCGCGCAACGCTTCATTACGAGACTTTTTAATGACAGAAGGTAGTAAAGTTTTGGCCTTGGACAAATAGGCTTGTTTAATTCTGTCCATCGAACTTTGACTAAATTTGTCACTAATTGCCTTTTCCCACAGTTTATCCATTATTTTAGAGAATCTAACATCCTGTGATATTATTTCCTCTAAATTATTCAATGCATCTTTTGTTGCATTTTTCTTTACATAATCAGTCATTGAATCTTTCGGGTCGATATTTCTATCAACCGTAGATTTCAATATATTACTTACTTTAGTTTCTAACGCCTCGCCGTGAGTCTCGAATTGATGTTGATCAAATTCCTTCTGTTTTGCTTCGATTTCAGCTTCTTTATCTGATTTTTCTTCAATTTTTGAAAGCCGTGATGGGGGAATGAATTTGTCTGTTCCAAAAATATATCTATTCAGAACATTCGCGGCCGCGAGTAACTCATCATTCCCTTCTCCATCACGACCTTCATTAACCATAGTAATGATAGTATGTTTGATAATGTTTCCAATTACTGTATAGTAGGCACCTTCATCGACTTTCATTAAAGTTGGTAAATAGTTGTCTACGATCTTATTGAATGCTTCTTTATCATTATCCTTTACCGTAGTTAGAATAGATTCTGTAGAGCCTTTTAATAGATCTTCTTCATATCCATCTAATTTTGTCGACTTTTCCAATGCAATTTGAGCATCCTCAATAGTTGGAAGGATTTCAGAATATTTTTGTTCTCTATAGTAGGCATTTTCAAGATATGGAAAATCCTTAAATAAAGTCGGATACTTGGATAAAATTTCCTTACGTCGAACTGGTGTAGTTAATTCAAGTTTTTCTTCATCGGGTTCTTCCAGCTCCTCCTCAATTTCATCCTCAATAGTCTTTTCTGTTCCATCTTTATCTGCTGACTTGTTTTCCTTATCAAGTTCAATAGTTTCTGGTTTGGAGTCATCTTCTTCATCTTCACCTAAAAAATCTATTGTATCTTCTTTGGATAAACTCTTATCTTCAATTGCCTCAGGAGGTGTTTCAGTTGGCGCGAAGAATGGAATTAAATTAAGCTTGTGTAGCGACATTATCATTCTCCATTAATGGTGACGCAGAACCAGGCGCGGCCGCTTGCTGTTGACCAGCCATTTGTGCCTGTTGTTGTGCCATCATAGCTTGGTTAATTATATCCATATGAGCTTTCATATGTAATAATACGTTCTTATATCCTGCTGGATTTTCTGTTTTTAATAATCTTCCTGCATCGCCAACTAAATATCGTCGGCATATATCCGCTTCAATTACATGATTATCAACATCTGGATCTACTTCAACAGATGATACTTCAGTTTCTTGTGGTGGTGGTTGACCCATCATTGGTGCCATTTCAACCATCATTGGATCAGGTGGAATGATAATTGGTTCAGATTGAATTAATAGTTGAATTTCTTCATATTGTTTCTGTCTGTCATCAGCGCCCGGCACAACGAAGTTAGTTAATCCAATCGCGTCCGCGAGTGCTTGAATATTCTCAGGAGATGAAATAGTTTCTTGAACCTTTGGATTTTGATTATCCAAAAGTTGCATGTAAACATCCTTCTGTTGTGACCAAGTTAATGGTAAATTCTCATTCGCCTCTAATTCCACGCGACCGATTTTTCCTTCCATCTCAGCTTTACGAATGAATACATTCACGAACCTACCTTGGTCATCCATCTCTACGTTATGTTCATCTTCCTTAATTTCCTTCATATACATCGGGATTATTTTACTGAAAATAATCTTCCACCAAATCGTAAATATTTTCCAATTGTTCTGAAGACGCTGTAACGCTTGGGCACGAGACATGCTATATTCTGATGCGGTCCTACTACCTGAGACTTGACCACCAAATAATGATGGCAACGCGCCTGAAATTATTTGACCTAATTCCTGAATCTTTTCGAAAAATGGTAATACTTCTTGAGACAGCGTAGCTGTCTTGACTTCATGGAATGCATCTCCTACAGATTTACCACTTCGAGGTGTGGCTGGATATATGCCACCTGGAATTACTTCGGATTGGCGATATTTCTCGAAATTAATGACCGCGGGGTCCGCGAATGTTTGAGGTATTCCATGTTCAATAGTTTGAATAATTAATGATGTTAAGTCATTTGTGATATCTTGTATACTAGTAAGTAATAAACCAAGAGGATCATGATGTATATAATCAGAGAGCGGATTTTGAGATAATGTCCAATAATCATCAAGTGCTTCATTAGTTGCCTCCGCGAATTGATCATTCACGATGACGACTTTAACGCCGTTAGGATACAGTTTCTTTAATTTAGCCGCGTCTTCATCAGGGAGTATATTGAATGATGAAGGGCGTTGCCAACAATTTCTTACTGTAACTGTTCCAGTTGGATATTCGCCATGATATTGAGGTGAAAGTCGTGCCCATTGTTCATATTGATCATATCCTGATCCCATAGTTCCTGATAATTTATCGCGTAAATGTCCATATCGTTCAATCGCGTTAGATGAATGTGTTTCGTAATTGAAGTGAAGATATGGAATATCTTTCTGTTTTATGGCATAATTCGGCACCTTGACATATAATCCACCATAAACCTCGATGCAAATTCGTGATTTAGGTTCTTTAGTTACTCCAGTTAATCGAGTGATGACTAATGGAGTTTTCTGTAAATTTGGATCTAATTCCTGTAAACAATTAGGACACGCGCCAGGTTCACCCGGCATAAATTCAAACTCAGTGTCCATCAATTCATTCGGAATAGTTGCTTGACAATTTGGACACACATAAGCTTCTTGAGTAGATTCTTCATACTGTTTATTGTCATAAGTTCCGTAAGATTCATCCTCTTTTGGATATGCATAACACGCTGTCATGCCTTCTGTTACGAAAATAAATAATGCATGAAGCCATAAGAGAGGGGCATCGTTATGTCTGTAAATTAAATCGGCTATTTTATCTCCTGCCTTCGCGGTCGATAAATCCAGAGGATTATCCGCATCGTCAGGAAAGCACTTAATAGAAGGAACTGTAATAGACAGAGCAGCAATGATAGATTCCAAATAAGCTCTAAATACATTAATCGGTTTATCATAATATGATTGATCTATATTCTGAGTTGAATCATCATAAATTCGCCAATCATGGGCGACTTCACTATACCATACTCTCTGGAATCCTTCCCATACTAACTTTAATCTACGCCACGTCCTTAATTGTCTCTCGCGCGCGGGTCTATCTTCTTTATCGAAATAGTCCGCAACCTGAAGCAAGAGACGCTGAATTTCTTCGTCAGGTTTATTATCAGATGGTTGATTAGCCATGATTAATGCTTAATTCTTTTTCAAGTTTTTCAGTTTCTTGTTGCATTTTTAATAATTGCGCTTTTTGTTTATCTTCATTTTCAAGTAACTGTTGCCTAACACGCCAAGGCATATTTAATGATTTGACTGGTTCAGTCTCTACTCTATCTAGTGTGTCTAATTGAGTTGGTTTATTCCAGTCAAGTATAGTTTGAAGTAGTTTATTTTTCTCATAGTTCACTGACTCTAGTTGTTGTCTGAGTGTTTGACATGATTTACATTCCTCGGCCGCGAGGCATTCATTACAATGAGGATGTAACATTTTATGAAGCCAATGTAACATATTACCTTCTAGCCGAATGATGGTATCGTCTGATTGGTTGATACTTGTTTGTATCATTACTAACGGCCAATGAATTACGATAGAATGCCGTCCAATCTTGAGTATCATTTAACCTGGCAATCAAGGATTCCTGTTTTTGTATTTTCTCAAATTCATCAGAAGCCTCCTCATAATACCTCTCTGCGCTATCGCAAGCGTATCGTAAATCGTCGTAAGGATCATCACCTTCAAATTCAGATACATCCTCCGCCGGCTTATTATTTTTCGGTTTATCATAATTGCATGCCTTTATCGAATCAATCATAATTGGGCAGCAATTAGGATGTGTGTCGTGATGTTCCTCACCACAAAGAAAGATCTGTAATTTGGGGATGTTTGTTTCGGGCGCGACTGGATCGAATGTTTTCAAATAGTTTTTATATTCGACTAATCCTTTGTTTCGTAAAATCCATGACGCGCGCTCGTCATCATATACTGGTAATTCGGCCGCGGGGATTGGATTAGTTTTCCATCTTAAATATTCATGCAACAACATCTTACCTGCAACTCGGCTACCAGGTGAATTATTTGATAATTCGACTGGTCTACCTAACGCTTCCGATATTTGTTGCTGAATAGTGTGTTCTTGACCTCTATCTTGTCCTGCTGATTTGCAGAATTTGACAATTCTAGGATTTTCCTTATCGCAGTAAGTCTTGACAGTGGTGGACCACTCCGAAATTTTAGTTTTGAGCCAATGTAATTCACGATACAAGTAAAGACGTTTAGTGGGCGAAATTGCATAAAATCCAATATAGGTCATCGCGGCAAAGCCCCAATCACCTATTACCATTTTAGGCCACCATTGTGGTATTTCAAATGGCTGAACTACATGTAATGCATTATCCGGTTCATCAGGATAATGTTTATCTCTAAATTCGTCGAATACCTGACCTAAATATGCTGACCAATCTCCAAATTTCTTTGCCTTACGTTCTGCATCCGGGCGCGCATCGAGTGATTGAGAATATGTCGGGTCAATATGGTCAATATTGTCGGCTAATGTAGCGTGAATATAGATTCGTTTGTTTCCCCCGCGACCGACAATAATTTTATCACCCGCGGGGAATGGATCTACGAATCGTTTCTTAACAAAAGTATGTCCAATACCACCAGGCATACCTGCACCACGCACAATACTAGGTAAGCCTGAATCTTTAGGGGCACGATTGCGTTCAAACGCAATATAAAGATAGATGTATTCAGTAAGAGAAGTAACTTCATCAGGAGTGAATAATGAAATTTCCATTGAATCGTATTTATGAACATCATTTTCATCCTCGCACATTCCAAGGAATACCATCGCGCCACTATTACTTCCAATTTCTCGTGCGCCGAATTGATCTTCGCGAGGAAATGTCCAAGTCATATCAGTTTTGTTTAGTGTCGCGCCGAATTTTGGAAATATTTCGCGACTGCGAGGCATTATTTCATTCTTGATTTCGGGATATGTCCTTCGCATGAATACTTGTTTGAACATTGAATTCATGTGCCAACCATGAATTATGCCATAAACAAGTAACACGTCTGATTTACCTGAACCAGCTCCACCTCCGTAGAATGCTTCTTTAATTGTTGTTGGTAAAGAGAGAAACACTTCCTGTCTTGGATTCGGGCGCCATTCATTATTCTGAAAGCCCATTTTCTAATTGAATGAAATTACTTTATTTTAACGTCAATTTGTTGAGGCGAAGTTAATCCAATCAGTTCGCGTTTCAAATCCTGCATTAGTTCAGCATTCTGTTTTTCCAAGTTTTCAATCCGAACTAATGCATTTCTTAGTTGTTCTTTCAAATCAGAGTAAGTAGAATTAGTTAATTTCTCGATATGATTTAATTTACCGTGAACCCCGCGCTTACCCCATCCATCCGAAATC